GAGTGATAAGTTTGATCGTACTCTTATTGTGGAGAAACCAAAGAACTACAGTACTATATCTGAATACTAGTGTGCCAGTTAACAAACTGGTAGTAGGGTGGTTTACCTTATGTTGTTATGGTGTATTATAGGTATATCAAACAAAGAACAGCATGACCCTACAAAACGAAATCAAAGGTAACCTTGCTAGATTGCTTGCTACCGAGAACCTTATTGTAGAGCATCGTGCAGACATTTCAACAGCATCTTTTGATGTTAACAGACGAGTCCTTCAGTTGCCTAAATGGGATCTTGCTAGTAACACTGTATATGATATGCTAGTGGGTCATGAGGTTGGACATGCATTGTTCACACCTAATGAAGATCCAGAAGGGTTTGATGCTCCTATGGAGTTTGTTAACGTCATTGAAGATGCACGTATCGAGAAGTTAATCAAACGTAAGTATGCTGGTCTACCAAAGATCTTTAGCACTGCTTATAGAGAATTGAGTGATGATGATTTCTTTGGTATTGCTGACGAGAATCTAGAAGATCTAACATTGATTGATCGTATCAACCTTCATGTTAAGATTGGTGCATATGCAATGATTCCTTTTGCAGAGGATGAGATTGTATTCGTAAAGCGTACAGAAGCAGCAGAAACTTTTCAAGAAGTATGTGAAATTGCTAACGATGTCTATGGTTTACAGCAGAGACAGAAAGAAGAACAGGCACAGCAACAAACTCAATCACAACCTTCACCTGATAATAATGGAAATCAAGAAATGAATTCTTCTAGCACAGATGGGGAAGAGGGTGAAGGTGATGATGAGAATCAGGTACAAGTTAAGCAACCAATGAGTTCTGGTGACTCTGGAGAGTTTGGTGAGGATGGAAAACCTGGTAATTCAGGTGGACAGTATAATGATGATGAGGTTAGAACTCAGCAAGCATTTGATGAGCAAGCATCTAAACTATCTCGTAAAGATTATCATGGAAGACCTAACCAGTATGTTGAGTTGCCTAAGAAACTTGATATTGATAAGATTATAGTTGACTGGACAGAGATCCATGATTGGATTGATGAGAGAAGAGCTCTTTATATTAAAGATAGAGGTGAAGAACTTCAGAGATATACTGATTATGATTATGGTTCTGGTTATGAACAGGCAGAATCTGAGTATAGAAAGTTTCGTAAGCAATCACAAAAGGAGGTGAATTACCTTGTTAAAGAATTTGAATGTAGAAAGTCTGCTGATGCTTATGCTCGTGCTGCTACTAGTAGGACTGGAGTATTGGACACAGCGAGGTTACACACTTACAAGTATAACGAAGACCTTTTCAAGAAAGTAACAGTTCTACCTGATGGTAAGAATCATGGGTTGATCTTTGTTCTAGACTGGTCTGGATCTATGTCCCATTGTTTGCATTCTACTGTTAAGCAGTTACTTAACTTGACTGCATTCTGTAAGAAAGTTCAGATTCCATTTGAAGTATATGCCTTTACAAATGAGTGGAGAATTGTTGATAGAATCAAGAACGCAGACAAAATGGATTATAGTTCTGGATGGTACTATGGTAGCAAAGATTATACTGATGCTGTAGAAGGTGAATTGTATGTTGATTCAAATGAGTTCAACATGATGAACCTAATCTCATCACGTAGTAATGCACGTGACTATGAGAGACAGTGTTTAAATGTTTGGTATGAGTCTTTCCAATATCAGTGTCGTGCAATGTATAGAGCAACAGAAGGTCTTAGTTTATCTGGTACTCCATTGAACGAAGCAGTTATCTCTTTGAACTACATAATACCACAGTTCAAATCACAAAATGATTTGCAGAAAGTTAATGTAGTTATCTTATCTGATGGTGAAAGCACCTATGCTACTTATGGTAAGAAGTGCATGAATCATTATGATTCTGAAGAGACTCTACGTGTAGTAAGTGTTGGTGAGTATTGCATACTAAGAGATCGTAAGACTGGAAGGGTATATCCTCAGTTCTTATCTTCTTACGCTCATGTTACTAACACATTGATCAGACAGGTAAGAGATAGATTCCCTGAAGTAAACATCATTGGAATCAGATTATGTAAGGGTTCTGAACTATCAAGCTTTGTATCTCATTATGCTGATTCTACTAAGTATGATGATATACAGCAGCAGTGGAAAAAGAATAAGTCTGCAATCATTCCTGATGCTGTAGCTTATTCTGCACTGTATGCTTTGAGACTAGAATCTTTAGATGAAGAGACTGAGTTTGAAGTTAAGGGAGATGCTACTAAAGGTCAGATCACTAGAGCATTCAAGAAGATGCTCAAGAGTAAGTCCACTAACAAAAAAGTACTAAGTGCTTTCGCAGAGATGGTCAGTTAACAAACTGGCCACTCATGGCTCACAAACCATACCACATACACTATACTTATATCATACACAAGAAATCCAATGCCTTTCCAAGCAAAATTTACAAACGAAGATCTCAACTCATTCTTTACAGGCAAGTCTGAGATCGATTCAACTGACGTAAAGGCTGCTGCTGACCATTTTAATGTTCAAGTCCAGAGTCTAACGAAGCGTCTTAATAAACTTCCAAACTTCCAAAAAGTCTCTAGGGGTAGGTGGAATCTTACTATTGCAGAGAAACTAGAACGAGTCTATGAAGGACTACCAGCAGTACCTGCAGTAGAACAAAACTTGGTTCCAGAAAAGGATCCAAATTATGTACCATTTGGTAACTTCTCTGATGTTAAGAGAATTATCAATTCTAACATGTTCTATCCTACATTCATTACTGGTCTATCTGGTAATGGTAAGACACTTAGTGTAGAGCAAGCATGTGCTCAACTAGGTCGTGAACTAATTCGTGTAAACATTACTATTGAAACTGATGAAGACGATCTTGTGGGTGGGTTTCGCCTTGTTGATGGGGCAACTGTTTGGCATAACGGACCTGTCGTTGAAGCACTTGAACGAGGAGCAATCTTGCTACTCGATGAGGTTGACTTGGCTAGTAACAAAATCCTATGCCTCCAATCCATACTTGAAGGTAAAGGGGTGTTCCTCAAAAAAATCGGTAAAGTGGTCAGACCTAAGATAGGTTTTAATGTTATCGCAACCGCTAACACTAAGGGTAAGGGATCTGATGATGGTAGATTTATAGGAACTAATGTTCTTAATGAAGCATTCCTTGAGAGATTCGCTTTAACTTTTGAGCAAGAATATCCTACTCCTAAGACTGAGCAGAGAATCCTTGAGAAGGTTGCTGCTAACCTAGGTGTACTTGACGAGAAGTTCTGTGAGAATCTAGCACAGTGGTCAGACATCATTCGTAGAACATTCAAGGATGGTGGTATAGATGAAGTGATCTCTACACGTAGATTAGTTCACATCATTCGTGCCTTTGCTATCTGGAATGATCGCATGAAAGCAATCAAGGTTTGTGTAAATAGATTTGATGAGGAGACTAAGCAATCTTTCATCGATCTATATGATAAAATCGATGCTGAAGTAGTTACCGAGGAATCCGATGACCAGTAAGAATGGTTACCTAGGGCATGTAGCAACCCTAAAAGATGGTAGATCAGGTAGAATACTAGAGGGAGTTGGTGCTCCTTCTAGCCCCACCCATCAAATTTTGATTAAGTCCCTTGACGGATCGACCATAAGGTGTTATCATAATGAAATAGAATATGTATGGAACCCTTGAAGTACAATGAAGATGAACTCCTGAAGGAGATCCAAGATTACATTAGTCAAACATACCGAGGTCATTATTCTGTAGGAAACGTACAGACTCTTGACCTCATTGATTCTGTGGGTGATGCTGAAGCATTCTGTAGAAGTAATGTTCTTAAGTATGCATCACGTTACGACAGAAAAGGATCAGCACGTAAGGACATCATTAAGATTATTCATTACGGTCTGCTTCTACTTCACTTCAATGATAAGACTGCACAGCATCAATCATTGAATAGTGGAGCTACATCATTCACCGTTGATTATGATAAATGAGCACAGTTAGTTTAACACGAGTTACAAAAGAAGTATTACAAAATTTTTCTACTATCAATTCATCGATAGTATTCAAGAAGGGTAGTACAATTAAAACTATTGCTAATGCTGAAAATGTTTTAGCAGAATATGAAGGAGAAGAATACTGGCCACAAGATTTTGCTATCTATGATCTAGGACAGTTTCTTGCTGCTATCAATTCTATGACTAGTAGAGATAGTAGTGGACAGTTTAGTGTTCCACCTATGCTAGAATTTCTGAATGAGGATTACGTTAACATTCGTAATCAAGATGGTTCAGCAGTCATTAGATATTATTATAGTGACCCAGAAATTACTTTGAAGGTTGCACCTGAGTTACAGGTTAACTTTCCTGGTTCAAACATAGCATTTGATTTGCCTTTTGATATGTTAAATGCTTTGCTTAATTGCTCAAGCAACATGGCACTTGGTGATATTAAATTTGTTAGTGATGGAACAAAGTCTCACATTAATTTATGTGATGCTGAGAACGAAACTAGTAACACCGCTAAGTTCAATCCTCCAAATATTGAGAGTGATGGATCTTATGATTTAACTCTTAAGATGGATAACCTTCTTGTGTATAAGAAGCAGGTGGATTATAGAGTTCGTGTTTCTGATCAGTTGCTATCTGAATGGGTTGTGACTAATATACAAGGACTTAATGAAGTTCCTAAGTTGAAGTACTACGTAGCATTGGAGCCTATTAAGTGAGCAAAGAATTCTTATGGGTAGAAAAATACAGACCAAAGACAATCGATGATTGTATACTCCCTGAGAGTAGCAAGAAGTCTTTCCAAGGATTTCTCAAGCAAGGAGAGATTCCAAATCTCTTGTTATCTGGATCTGCTGGTGTCGGTAAGACAACGGTTGCTAGAGCTATATGTGAAGAACTTGGTGCGTCCTACATCATAATCAATGGTTCTGATGAAGGAAGATATCTCGACACCATAAGGACTAAGGTACAACAGTTTGCTACAACGGTCTCATTGACCTCTAGAAAGACTCACAAGGTGGTCATACTGGATGAAGCAGACAATATGACTTCTGATGTTCAGATGATCCTTAGAGCAGCGATAGAGGAATATCATTCTAATTGCAGGTTTATATTCACTTGTAATTTTATTAACAGATTGATTGATCCTATTCAGTCTAGATGTACTGTTGTTGATTTTAGAATCAATAAAGCAGAACAACAGATTCTTAGTGCAGCATTCTTTGCAAGACTTAAAGATATACTAGACACCGAAGGTGTTAAGTATCAAGATAAGATTCTTGCTAAACTCATTGGAAGGTACTATCCAGATTGGAGAAGGTTGCTTAATGAGACACAAAGACATGCTGCTAGGGGTAATGTAGAGTCAGACATTCTATCAACTATCAGTGATGTTAAAACTGATGAACTTGTTAGAGCAATGAAGGCACGTGATTACAAAACTGTAAAGGGATGGGTGACTCAGTATATGGATCATGATCCCCATCAAGTTATGCGTAGGATATATGATACAATGTATCAACATGCTTCAGGACCATCGATACCAAACATTGTTATTATCATAGCAAAGTATCAGTATCAGATTCAGTTTGTTGCTGACCAAGAGATTAATACTCTCGCTTGTTTAACTGAAATTATGTTAGGAGTTGAATGGAAAAATGCCTAAACAACATATAAAACCAGAAGATAGATCTCCTGCCTTGGCGAGATACTATAGACTTAAAGGAACACCAGAAGGTGATCGTAATGCTGAGAGACAAAGAAAGAATGATAAAAGACGTAGAAGTGATCCAGTATACAAGGCTAAGATAGCAGAAGATACTAAAGATTGGTATGATAATAGAGGTGGTAAACAAATAAGAAATAAACATTATGTAAAGACTAAGGAGAATGGAACAAGAAAGAAAAGAAGGGATGATAGACAACAAGTATTGATTGATCACATGGGTGGTAAATGTGTAAGATGTGGTGTAACAGATCCTCCAAAAGGATTTCATTTTGATCACACAGATCCTAAGACTAAATCTCATGATATAAATCGTCAAGATTCCTTTAAAAAATCTTTTAAAGAGTTAGAAAAATGTCAGTTGTTATGTTTCGATTGTCATATGGATAAAACATGGAACGAAGATTTACCTATTATTTTGGAGAAAAAATATGGTTCCTAATGATCATTTATTATGGTTACTTAAAGAGAAGTGCTATAAGAAAGGCAACTTTACTTTGTCTTCTGGTAGAGAAACAGATCACTATGTTAACTGTAAGAATGTGACTCTCTCAGGTGAGGGTCTTTATAATGTTGCTAGTTCTATGCTAGAGTTTATAGAACCTGATGTGAAAGCAGTAGCTGGTCTTACACTAGGTGCTGATCCTTTAGTATCAGGTGTTGCTATGCATTCATATCAAGCTTGGAAGAACTTAGATGCCTTGATAGTTCGTAAAGAACCTAAAGGTCATGGTACAGCATCACAGATAGAAGGTCCAATACCACCAGAAGGATCTAAAGTTGTTGTTCTAGAAGATGTAGTTACTACTGGTGCATCTGCTGTTAAGGCAGTTAATGTATTACGTGATGCAGGTTTAACTGTAGAACGTATTGTTACTATTGTTGATAGGCAAGTAGATGGAGAAGCAGATGCTACTGTATGTGCTGCTCAATTAGAACTGTTTAGTTTATTCACCTTACACGATTTGGTATATGCCTAGCACATTAAAATCATTAAAGACACCACTAAGATATCCAGGTGGTAAATCGAGAGCAGTATCAAAACTGTTTCAATTTTTTCCTGATCTTAGTAGTTACAAAGAATATCGTGAACCATTCATAGGTGGTGGTTCTGTAGCAATAGAAGTTACAAAAAGATATCCTAAGATAGAAGTCTGGGTCAATGACTTATATGAACCATTGTATAACTTCTGGTGTGAGTTACAACATAATGGTTCAGAGATGCAGAAGGAACTAGAGAACTTAAAAGGAGTTCATTGTAATCCAGATTCTGCTAGATGTTTATTTCAAGAAATGAAGGATGTTATTAATGACGAAGAAGAATCAAAAACTACTCGTGCTGTTGCCTTTTATATTGTTAACAAGTGTAGTTTCTCTGGTCTCACTGAGAGTTCCTCGTTCTCAGAACAAGCCAGTGAATCCAACTTCTCCCTTAGAGGAATTCAACGACTTAGCGAGTACCAAGAACTCATTGAGAGTTGGATAATCACAAACCTAACATACGAAAGGATGTTAATTAGTGATTGGGATAGGAAAGGGATCTTTACATACATGGATCCACCATATGATATTAAAGATAATCTCTATGGTAGAAAGGGTGGTATGCATAAAACATTTGATCATGATTTGTTTGCTAAGAATTGTGATGAGTATACTTCACCATTGTTGATCTCTTATAACTCCAGTCAACTTGTTAAAGATCGATTCAAAGAGTGGACAGCTGGGGAATTTGCACATACATATACTATGCGGTCTGTAGGATGTTATAATACAGATCAAGCATCCAGAAAAGAGTTGGTACTAACGAACTATGAAGTGCGAAGTTAAACTGTACGTAGCAGG